ATCAATTACTACAACCGGCATAGGATTAGGAAATGATTCAGAAGCAGCTATTCAAAGCGTATTTGCAGCAATCAAAGATATTAACACATTAAATAAAATATTTCAAATATTAAAAAGATCAGTAGAAGATTATATTGATGATGTTGGAGATGAATTATATGATATGAACTATCATGGGTCAACAAATATTCCTACAGTACGACAATCATTACAAAGACTTGGATACCAAATTAAACAATAAAAAATTAAACAATTACACAAATAACTTTGAATTAACGAATTAATTACTTATAATATAATTAATAAATAAAACAAATAATAACAATTAAACAATTAAAGGAAAAAACAATGAGTTTAGATTTAAACGCTATTAGAGCGAAACTTAACCAATTAAACACGACTAACGACAGAAAAAATAATTATTTCAGACCAGAACCTGGTAAGCAAAGAGTAAGAATAGTCCCTTACGTTCACCGCAAAGAAAACCCTTTTTTAGAAATGTATTTTCATTATGATATTGCAAAGCGTAGTATGCTTTCGCCTATCACATTTGGTAATGCAGATCCAGTAGTAGAGTTTGCTGAAAAATTAAAGAAAACTGGCGATAAAGACGACTGGTTAATGGGTAGAAAAATTGAGCCTAAAATGAGAACATATGTTCCTGTTATAGTAAGAGGAAAAGAATCAGAAGGCGTTAAATTTTGGGGATTTGGAAAAACAATTTATTCTGAATTATTATCTATTATAGCAGATCCAGATTATGGAGATATTACCGACTTAATGAATGGTAGAGACATTGATGTTGAATTTACACCATCAGAAGGCCCAGGGCAATATCCAAAGACTGCTATTAGAGTTAAACCTAATACAGCACCAGCTACTGAAGATAAAGCAATTGCAAAATCAATATTAGATCAACCTAAGATAACAGATCTATTTCCAGAGCCAACATATGATGAATTACAGAAAGCATTAGAGGATTGGATGAATCCAGAAAATGCAGACTCAGATACATCATCTACACCAGCAGCAAATTCAAAGCCAGCTGAGACAAAGTCGACTGATAATGCTACTAAAAAGACAGACGTAGCTGAAGCATTTGACGATTTATTCAATAATTAAGAAAGACAGTTATGGCAAAGAAAAAGAGCGAACTGGAAGATTCGTTAGCATCAACTCTAGCAGATAGTATCAATAAACAATTTAAAGGACAAAATTATAAGTCAGCATTTTTTCTAGATGGTGATGATGATGCTCCTACAAATGTTAATGAATGGGTATCTACTGGATGCTCAATGTTAGATCTAGCTATTTCAAATCGTCCTAATGGAGGTTTTCCTGTTGGTAGAATTACCGAAATAACAGGACTTGAGGCTTCAGGTAAATCCTTGTTAGCAGCTCACACCTTAGCGGAGACACAAAAAAGAGGCGGATTAGCAGTATATATTGATACAGAATCAGCAAGTAGTGCAGAATTTTTAACAGCAATAGGCGTAGACTTAAAAACTATGTTATATGTTCCATTGGAAACAATTGAAGAAATATTTGAAACTATTGAAACAATTGTTGAAAATGTTAGAAAGTCTGATAAAGATAGATTAGTAACTATAGTAGTAGACTCAGTAATGGGTGCATCTACTAAAATAGAAATGGCAATGGAATATGATAAGGATGGATATGCAACATCTAAATCTATTATATTAAGTAAAGCCATGAGAAAAGTTACCAATTGGATAGCTAGAGAAAGAATATGTTTAATCTTTACTAATCAGTTAAGAACTAAATTAGGCGTATCTTTTGGAGATCCATGGACTACAGCAGGTGGCAAAGCTCTGCCATTTCATTCATCTGTTAGACTTCGTTTAAAAAATACTGGTATGATTAAGGCCAGAGTAAACGGAACAGACCAAGTAGTTGGAAATAAAACCAATGTACATGTTGTAAAAAATAGAATGGGTCCTCCTAATAGAAAAATTGATTATGAAATATATTATGATAGTGGAATTGACAACTATGGTGGTTGGTTAAATATCATGAAGAATTTTAAATTAGTTTCTCAATCAGGAGCTTGGTATTCATTAGATGATGTTGATCCTGATACTGGAGAAGTTCTAGATACTATTAAATTTCAAAGTAAAGACTTTATAGAAAAAGTAATACAAAATACTGAAATGAAAGATAGACTTTATAATAGAATTTGCGAAGCATATATTTTTAAATACAGAGCCGGCATAGATGGTGGTATTGACGATGTAGTAGTTGATGAAGAAGTTGTAAACGAAGAAGCATAATGAATAAATATCAAGAATTATTTAAGCAACTTCAGAAAGACAAAGAAAGTATTAATCAGAGTCCTGACGATCATATTATGATTTTTGACGGACTCAATACTTTTATTAGATCATTTTCAGCAACTCCTTCAACTAACGAAGATGGTGATCATATAGGAGGTATTACAGGATTTTTATATAGCATTGGAAAATGTGTAAGAGATTTTAAGCCTTCTAGATGTATCATCGTATTTGATGGAGTTGGCGGATCTAAGCGAAGAAAAAAGATTTATAAGGATTATAAAGGTAATCGTGTTAATAAAACAAGATTGCGAAGACATGATCATCATATGCCTAGTATTGAACATGAGCAAGAAGCTATGCGTCATCAATTTAGCAGACTAGTTTCATACTTAGATGCATTACCAGTTACATTTTTATCAATGGATGGAATTGAAGCTGACGACACAATTGCATATATTACAGAAATGTATGAAGCTAAAAGTAAAAAAATAACAATTGTATCAACAGATAGAGATTTTTATCAATTAATTAATAATAAAATTCAAATTTGGTCTCCTATTAAAAAGAAACTATATGATACCGAAAAACTAATTGAGGAATTTCAAGTTCATCCAAATAACTATGTAATGTTTAGATCATTTACTGGAGATAAATCTGATAATATACCTGGAGTAAGTGGTATTGGCCCAAAGACTTTATTAAAACATGTCTCTAATCTACATAATGAAAAGATATATGAATTAGATACATTATGGGAAACATGTAATAATAAAATAGATGAATCTAAAACATATAAAAAAATATTAGACAATCAGAATATAATTTCTGACAATTGGAAACTAATGAATCTAAAACTATTAGATATTCCAGCTCAAACAAAAAGTAATATTAGAAAAATCATGGAATCCCAAGTATCAGAATTAAATAAAGCTGAATTTAGAAGATTATTTATGGAAGATAAAATGTGGTCTGTAATGAAAAATATGCCAGACTGGTTAAATAATACCTGGTTATCATTAAGTGCATTTGCACAAAAAACAAAATAATTGGATTTACTAATTATTTTCTATATAATAATATATGACAGATAAGTTAAGTGAGTATGGATGGACATTTCAAGTTAAAGTTTTGGCAGCTATGTTTGTGGATAGAACATTTCTACAACAAATTGCAGATATTATCCAGTCGGATTATTTCGAATCTGATGCTAATAGTTGGTTGCTAGATATTCTAATAGAACATTTTCGAGAATATAAAACTCCTCCCTCAAAAGATGTATTAAAAGTTAAAGTTACTGAAATAGATAATGATGTTTTAAAAACAGCAATTTTAGAACAATTAAAAGATGTATTCCGGTATATGGAGTCAGATGATCTACAATTTGTAAAAAATGAAATACTCAAATTTTGTAAGAATCAAGAAATTAAACGAGCTATTATGGATTCAGTTGGATTACTTAAATTAGGTAGTTATGATGAAATAAAAAGTAAAATGGATTCTGCAATGAAAGCAGGTGCTGATACAGATATTGGACATGAATATAAAAAAGATGTAGTAGCAAGATATACAGAATCAGCGAGGCATACTATTAGTACAGGATGGGATGTTATTGACGACTTAATGGATGGCGGATTAGCTCCAGGAGAATTAGGTGTAGTAATGGCTCCAGCTGGAATTGGCAAATCATGGATGCTTATTAATATTGGAGCAAATGCAGTAAAGCAAGGTAAAACAGTTATACAT